GTATTCTGCGTGATGGTCCCGTTGGCACCAGTGTAGAACGTCCCGCCTGCTTCGCTTCCGTTGTTCTGGAGGTTCAGCAGACGTGGCGCATTACCAAATCCCGTCGCACCAAGATCGGCAAAGATCGCGGCCTCCAGGACAAGGTCGGCTTTCGCCGGGACAACGAATGCCAGTGCGGCAACCGTTGCGAGTAAGACCCTCTTCATATAGGGTTACTCCCTTTTGGTTAGTGGGAAGGGTGAAATGTCGTCCCTGCTTATGTATTCTGGGTGATTGTGCCCTCCTGTGCTCATGGTGGTACCCCCATACTCAGCTAGTATAGCATAAATACAACATGAGCGCAGGCAGCATTTTTTAAACGCGATGCCATTTTTCTGTTGATTGTACAAAAAGCTTGCTTCTACCTACAAGATGTGGTATGTCGCTTGTCCTAACGGACGCAGAGCCTTGAGCCACGTCTCGTTGGCCCATGACCTCCCCGGCACTTTGGAGGTCTGTTCCTTTCTTGTCACATGGATAAACCGAAAGAAGGCGAAATCCTTGGGCCTGAGCCACATGCATATGATGATTCCAACCTCTCCCCCAAGGAGTTCTTGCACGCCGTCTACCGTGATCAACGGTTGCCGATGGCAACGCGAATTGACGCAGCCAAGGCTGCGGCTGTATATGAACACCCGCGACTAGCACAAGTCAGCCAAGATATTACCGGTGGCTTGAAGATCATTATCGAAGGAGGCCTCCCAGCTCTTCCGGGCACCAATATCATAATGCCTGGGTTGGAAGAGGCTCCTAAGAAGACCAATGGCAGTGGTCAGCCTTGACACTGCAACCCGTTCCGAGTCCGGGTAAGGACCCAATTCTGCCATGGCCTCTGGTTCTCATTGGGGTCAATACCAAGACCAGTCGCATACCGGTAAAGGAACTCTAACCAGCTCATGTCGTTTTTATTCAGGTTGCAAGTATCACACAACCATTGCATATTGTGAACACTGTCAGTACCACCTTGACTCCGCGGAACAATATGATCCCAGTGAGGAGTACTCTGGCGTAGGTCTACGTTACAATAGGGGTTCGCACAGCGATGGCCCTGTATCCGCATGACTCGCTCGCGTTCATCTCGTGTTGCCTTGACAAAAGGGATGACATTCCCTGCCGTCTCTGGCATTGTCCCAAATGGCGGGACGCTATGCACTGTTCGCCGAATCTTGTAGAGCTTGTAAGCGACCACGACCACTATGGTCAAGCCTATGACCGTGGCCGAGACCATCTTCCACTCTTCGAACCCAACCTCTTCATCCTGCATCCACCAAGCCAACAATCCGAACCCGGTGCAGAACCAGATGCTGGCTCTGATGAATTTCCCTTGGCACAGATCGAAGAGGCACCAAAGCCACACTAGGATGGTTCCCCAGAAGGCGAACCAATAAAATCCTACGATGGCCATGACAACTATCGCAATGGGCCACATGACACTTCTCCTTTCAGTTACGGCCTAGGGTTATTATGCTTTACAAAACCGCAGAATGCAAGCAAGAAATTTCTTGATGGGAAATCCAACTTGTGCTCTGCGGAATTATGCTTTACCCTGGTTAGGCTAGTACTCAGCGTTCACGTGAACCCCTCAAATATGGGAGAATATCTATGGCAGGACGCCAAGTTGTCATTATTGGCGAAGTTTATGATGCTGGCCTGAGTGTTGGGTATCCGCTACCCTCACCACCACTCGGTATCTGGGGCGGTGGAAATGTGCCGTATCCCGGGCATCCAATCGCACCTGGAGGTCCACCGCTCGGTACTTGGGGCGGGGCACCGCTTCCGGTACCGACACCGCCGATTTACTATCCCCCTTCACCACCACTCGGTATCTGGGGCGGTGGCTCGTTACCCCTCCCCGGACATCCAATCGCCCCTGGTGGTCCGCCGCTCGGTACTTGGGGCGGAGTTGCGCCTCCGTACCCCGCGCATCCGATCGCGCCCGGAGGGCCACCTCTCGGCACTTGGGGCGGTGGCAACGTGCCGATGCCCACACCGCCGATCTATCTGCCGCCGGGAATAGTCCCCGGCCATCCGGAACACCCGATCTACATTCCGCCGAGCAGCGGGGTGCCGGGTGTGCCGACGCATCCGATTGTGATACCGCCGCCTCCCGAGAAGCCAGAAGTGTTGGAAGATTGGGAAGTGAAGACTTACTGGTCTCCGGCCACCGGATGGGGAGTGGCGATCGTACCATCAGAGGAGCATGAGGGCGTTCCGACGCCCTCCAAAAGCTAAACCACGCCGACGACTACGGCGTGAAAAGTGATTCGTGGCATTAGTGTTTCAGCCCCCCTGACCCGGATGCCATGATGAAGAGGAGGCTGGATGTGAATCCCAGCCCGGACATACCAGCCTCCTTCGATCTTCTAAATGACAGCACAATTCCCTGTTCCAACTGGTGATAGAATTGTTCGTCTGCCCAATCTTCATCCCGGGCAGATAGAAGCTTTCCTTATGCCTGCCCGGTTCAGGGCCTTGCGTTGTGGTCGTCGTTGGGGAAAGACGAACTTTCTGAAAGTGGTCGCTTGCGACTTCGCCGCGAAAGGTGCTCAGGTTGGATGGTTTGTTCCCAACTACCGGTATGCGTCTGAAGCGTACAGCGAGAATGAAGTTACGCTAGAACCCGCCGTTCGAAGCTCTTCTCGCAACCTGGGCATCCTCCACACTACAACGGGCGGTCGTATTGAACTTTGGACTTTGGAAGACGAAAAAGCTGGTCGTTCTCGTCGCTACCATCTGGTGATTATCGATGAAGCTGCCTTCACTAAACCAAATGCAATCGCGGTCTGGGAAAAAGCTATTCGGCCAACGCTGCTCGATTTCAGAGGTGCGGCCATCATTGCATCAAATACTAACGGGATCAACGAGGATAATCTTTTCTGGCGAATCTGCAATTTGCCCGAGTACGGATTCAAAGAATACCATGCACCCTCACATAGTAATCCTTTCCTCCCAGCCGATGAACTCGCGCGCCTTGAGCGAGATAACCATCCCCTCGTTTATGCGCAGGAATACTTAGCCGAATTTGTTGATTGGTCAGGCGAAGCATTCTTTAGCCTGAACAATATGCTTACTGAGAATAAACCGGAACCTTATCCTCAGCGGTGTCTCTACGTTTTTGCTACGATGGATACAGCCGTTAAGACCGGCAAAGAGAACGATGGAACTGGTGTTATCTATTGGGCTTACGAGCGCTTGGGCGAAGAAAAGTGGCTCAAGATTATCGATTACGAATACCTCCAGATTGAAGGTTCTATGCTTGAGGTTTGGCTTCCTGTGGTGTACCGTAATCTTGAGGAGTATGCGGCGAAATGCGGGTCCCGCCTAGGCCACAGAGGTTGCTTTATCGAAGACAAGGCAAGTGGGTCGATCCTGCTACAGCAAGCGCGACGCCGAAACTTGGTCGTCAACGAAATGCCGCAGAAGCTTACGCAACTCGGCAAAGCAGAGCGAGCTATAAACGTCAGCGGCTACGTGTTCAAGGGTCTCGTTAAGATTCTTGAGACAGCTTACGATAGGGTGATCACGTATAAGCAAGTTACGAAGAATCATTTGCTTGGACAGGTTCTTGGTTTTCGTGTAGGGGATGTAGAGGATAGACAAGACGATCTGTTAGACGCTTTCACCTACGGTATCGCTATCAGCCTTGGTAATTGGGAGGGGTACTAATGACTACGGTCACAGTAGACGAGACCATGGTTGGGCAGATCCTTGCAACCGATGAAATGTTGATTAGTGTAACTTTGAAGACAGTTCCAACTCAGTATGGTAATGACTTTCTTTCTTTGACTGATAATTATTATGTGAAAGATGAATCAGGTAATGATGTATTAGCTCAGGAATTAGGATTATATCATCTCCATGTAGCTACAGCTTCTGTAGGTCCTGATAGTGTTCTCTTTACTAATGGGAAATATCGATTTGGAAATCTTGTTGTGAAGAGTATTCCTCCTGGCTGTACTCTTGATATTGAAACCGGACCTATCCCAGCTCCTCCAGTTTTAACTTCTCTTTCGCCAGATACAGCCGTGTCTGGCGATCCCGATTTTGTGCTCTCTTGTATTGGCACAGGATTCGATCCTAGTACAGTTATCCGATTTGGCGATTTTGATGAACCTACGACGTTTGTGTCAGATACAGAAGTTACAACAATCGTAAAGCCTTCACTGTTTGCTCCTGCCACAGTTCCAGTCTACACACATGAAGGATCAGCTTATTCTAGCCCTATTGACTTTACCTTCACGGAGCCTGCTGCACCATGACAGTCGTATCTGTCACTACTGCCAGTATTGGCACGAAGCTCGCAACTGCTGCTGATACCAAGATTACGGGTCTCACTGTAACGCAGCCAGTAGCAGGGACCGATTGGTCAACCCCGTTGACCTTAATCGATGCTGCCGCTGCTCCTGCTGCCCCTGTCGGATTCTTTCGTACTCTTTTCAGTGCTGCTATGCCAGCACTGACATTTCTGTTTGGAATAAAGCCGACTGGACCTAGCATGGCTCCAGGGCTGACTGCTCCAACATGGCCTCAAGGCGTAGTCACTGGCAGTATTCCATTTACTGCCGGTGTTTTCGTGTTGAGTTGTCCTGCTGGTTTGACATTTAGCTTGACCACGGCTCCATGACCATTGTTCCTAGCAGTGCAGTAGGAACTGTTCCTGGTAATGCTTTGCAGGAGCTTTTGGTGGCTCCCGACATTACGCCTGGAGATGTTGTCAGTTATCAGACCTGCAAGGAAATTTATCTTTATCATCCGCTGGGAGCACGCATTACCGAAGGACCAGTCAGCCTTGCAATGTCCCAGAAACGGGATATCAAGGTTCCGGACAGTCCTGGTGAACGTTGCGTGGAAGCTTTTGGTGAAGAATGGAAGGCTCTTGGCGGCGATTTTCTTGTTCATAATCTACTTACTGTTAGTCGCATTTATGGCGTGGCTAGTATCGCCCTTTTAGTAGATGGAATGAGAAGCAATGATCCGATCAATTATTGGGACCTTCCCGACCTTAATATTAGCTTCAATATTCTTGATCCTCTTAACACTGCTGGAAGCTTGGTTCTAAATCAGAACCCCAATGCAATGGATTTTTTGAAGTATACCCAGATTGCAATCAGTGGAATCGCCTATCACCCCTCAAGAACGGTGACGGTGACCAATGAAAAACCCATCTATCTTGGTTATACTACTTCCGCTTTCGGCTTTGTCGGTCGTAGTGCTTATCAGCGCGCTTTCTTTCCTCTTAAATCCTACATAAAGAGCTTGATAGCAGATGATCTAGTCGAAACTAAGGTCGGTGTACTCGTCGCGAAGACTAAACAACCCGGTAACTTTGTTGATAATATCATGGCCTGGGCGATGGCATTCAAAAGGGCCATTGTCAAAGAGGCAGAGACGGGGAACGTTATCAATATCACGCCCGAAGAAGAAATTGAATCGCTAAATATGCAGAATTTGGAAGGCCCGCACGTTCTTGCTCGTAGAAATATCTTAGAAAATATCGCAAATGCTGTGGATATGCCAGTCAAGCTCCTCACCCAGGAATCTTTTGCTGAGGGGTTTGGAGAGGGGTCGGAGGACGCAAAAGCGGTCGCTCGCTATATGGACCGACTCCGGGAAACCATGGACCCGGTCTACCGGTTTTTAGATCGTATAGTGATGCACCGTGCCTGGACTCCGGCCTTCTTTAATAGCTTGAAGAAGAGTTTTCCAGAAAAATACGCAGATACAACGTATCGGGAAGCATTTTACGAGTGGGTGAACAGTTATTCTGCCATTTGGCCATCGTATTTAAGAGAACCGGACCATGAACAGGTTAAGGTTGACGATACCAAAATGAAGGCTGCAATCTCAGTTTATCAGATTTTGGAGTTTTCTTTCGATCCTGAGAACAAAGCTCGGTTAATTCAGTGGATTGCGGACGCAATTACGAACAACAAGCTCCTGTATTCCAGCCCATTGCAGCTTGATTTCCAGAAATTGGTGAAACAACTGAAAAAAGACCAGAAATTTAGGGATGAACAGCAGACAATGGGGATGGAACCAGAAGATCCTAGGCCAGAGATTCCAAAAGTTAAGATGGCTCGGGCTGATTCTGGAGAAAAAAGTGTGATTCATCTTCTTGAGCATCTAAAAAATGCCTCTGAGTAGTGGACTAGCGAAATCTTTAGCTTATTTGAGGAAAAGGTATAGAGTTTCTGAGCGAGATTTGGTTGCTTTAGCGAATAAATTGGAATTTCAAGAAGAACCGGAAGAAAGTTGGGAAGAAATTGTCCAACGAACTTTTAAGATGAGAAAAAATCGTGCCAAAATCAGGAAAATGGATAAGTGAGAAGATTTCTAAGTTACGTCATGAGGGCTATCCGCAGCAACAAGCGATAGCAATCGCACATCGTATGGCTGGCGCTCCAAAACCTGATAGTATATCAGACGATGAATGGGCAAAGGCTGATGCTCATATTGCTCCTCACCCCGGTAAGAGTGGACATAAAGGTGGATATGCCTTTGTTACTCCTGATGATAATCAACACATGGGATTTTCTCCAGGTTTGTCCAAACCTGTTAAGGAATTAAGTGGTGCAGTTGATGCTCTTATTTCACGGATGGATGCTTTCGAGAAACGTAGAGCGATGCGGCGTCCTGTAGACGTAAAACCTCGTACGAAAGATAATATGCAACCGAGTAATCCACAGCCGAAAGAACCGGGTGGATGACCGTAGCGGCAGGAATTCTATTTAGGTCACCTAATGGAAATGTCTTGTTCTGTCGCCGCACGGATGGGCTGGGATGGGCCTTCCCTGGTGGCGTACAGAAACCTGGAGAAACTATTGAATCCTGTGCAGTTCGGGAATGTATGGAAGAAACAGGATACCTCACCGGACATGCTGGACGGTTGCTTACTCGACGTATCAGGGACGACGTTGATTTTACTACTTTTATCTACGATAGTGATGATGAGTTTGTTCCTAAGCTTAATCATGAGCATGATGCATTTGTTTGGTTGAATCCTGATTATGCTGATAGTTTGAATATGCATCCCGGTACTCGTATAGCATTGCGCAAAATGAAAGGAATGAATGAATTGGAACTGGCAGAGGCAATTCGTGATAGGGAGCTGGTTTCACCTCAGTATATTGAAAATGTTATGTTAGTTGATATGAGAATCAGTGGTACGGGGTTCAGTTATAGGCCAAAGCTCAATGAGTGGGTATATCGTCGTGACACCATTTATCTGGACCCTGAATTTCTACGTCGATGCAGTGGAATACCAATTATTCTTGAGCACCCAAGTACTCAAATTCTTAACTCAGACGAGTTTTCTAAACGAGTGGTGGGAACTATGTTCGTACCCTATATTAAGGGAGATGAAGTCTGGGGAATTGCTAAAATTTACGACAGAAAGGCTCAGATCGCTGTAAATGATTTTGAGTTATCTACTTCTCCGAGTGTGGTGTTTCGAGACACTAAGGTCAATTACACTATTGAAATGGAAGATGGAAGTAACCTCCTTGTTGAAGGTACTCCAAGCTTTGTAGATCACTTGGCAATATGTGAAAAGGGTGTCTGGGATAAAGGTGGCGACGCAAGTGGCATTCGGATTGATTCTGAGGCTAAACCAGATGAAGGTGGTATTTTGCCAGATCCATCTTTACCTGTGAATGGTGGTAGCGATGTTCCGGCTCCACCGATGCAAAGCATCCCACCCGGTCTTGTGGGATTGGCCGATAATATGAGCAAGTTTGCCGAAAGGCTTGACAAATTCATGACTAGAAAGGACCTTATGGTCCGCTAGAGCCGCGCGAATAGCGCAATCCGCT